GTTTCGTACAGTTCTTTGTGCTCTTCGCCGTAACGGGCGTATTCCATACCGAACAAGGCGTTCAGACCGGGGAGCAGCTCTTTGAGCAGTTGTGCGCGTGAAATTGCCATGATTCAGACTCCTTATCAGGCGACGCCGGTGGCGTTGGTGTACGAATGCTGGCCGATGTTGAACTTCACCAACACGTCAGTGTAGGCGTCGCCCACAGTAGAAGTGATGTTGTTTGCAAAACCAACGATACGGAAAGCGGCGGTGCCAGCTTGGGCAGTTGCGCTCACGGCCGAGTTCGAGTTGCCCGACTGGGTAGAACCAGTAGAAGAACTCTGTGCAGCAGCGAAGAACACGTTTTGGCCCAGCTTAGTCTGGCCGACAGAACCGTCAGCTTGGACTTGGAACACAGCACGGTCGTCATCCACAACGTACGCCACGCCGTTCAAAGCGCCCGAGGGGTAGTACTGCGAGAACACAGTCTGACCTTGGGTGTTGGTGTACGAGCAGCCCACGAAGACACCAATGGTGCCAGCAGGGAACGCATCACCAGTACCACCGGTTTCGGTGACGATGTTGATGTAGCCGTCTGTGTGAATCTTCACGACTTGGCCGTTGAAGATGTTGCTGGCATAGCCAGCGGGGGTGATCAAAAGCTGACGTGTCTCACCTGCGTAGGGGAGACCGTCAACACGGTTTACGGCCCGCAGGCCGTATGGTGCAGCGGTAGATGCCATTTAAGGACTCCTTGTTACTTTGAACCAGAACCAAAACCAGCACCGCGACTGGAAGAAGACTTTCGGTCTGCAAACAGTGGCATGCGCGGGTCGTTGTTTCGCATGAAGTGGTTATCAACGGATTCCATCTGAGTTTGCGCTTGGTTGTTGTAGTAATCGTCCCGGGACTGCGCCTGCTCTTTGGACATCTTGCAAAGCATGAGTCCGCCGATTTCGACGTTGCCGGTCTTCTCACTACCCAACAGCATGAGCTCTGGATGGTCGGCTGCTTTCACTGGCACCCAGCCTTCACGCATCTTTTTGGACACGTTTGTCGGGTCGGCTTGACCGAGGATGTGCGTAGCAACCCAGCGGTAAACCATCCCGGGCTCGGGAGTCGGATCAGGCAGCGCACTCGGCGGTACGTATACAGCACGAGCAGTTTTCTCGCGTGACTTCAGGTCACGATTTGTCCGGTCTTGTGTCAATTCAGCCATTGTCATTTCTCCAATTTAGCAACTTCAGCAGCGTATTGCTGCGGGGTCAATCCATACTTCTGCGCCAACGCAAGCTGCGTGTTCGTCAGTTGCACTTTCCGAACTCCTGACGAACGAGTCGCCGGAGCTACAACCGTGGAGCGCCTCTTGGAGCTATCACCGGACTTTGGCCTATCGTCACCGAAAACATCGGGGAACGTCGACTTCATGCGAGAGTCAATCCTCTCGAAGTATTCTTCAGTTCGCGGGTCAATGCCCGAATTGACTAGTTTCTGGTGCAGCCCTAGTGCAAAGCTGGTAAGTTCCTCGAAACCATTCGCGCCGAACCACTGGTTTTTTGCCTGCCAGCGCAGGGTCTTTTCGTCGACTGCGGGTGCTGTTTCGCGGTTTTGTGGGATTTGTACAGTATCTTCGTCCAGTTGTAAAGGGGTTGGACGAAAGTTTTTTGCGGCCTCTGCCTTCATTTTGGCATCCATCAACGCTTCTTGAGCGGCGATGATTGCCTCGGTGTCAAAGGACTCGTTGGCTTCTTTCAAAGCTCGTTTGGCCTTGTCCACTTCGTTTTCAGCGATGTGTTTCATGGACGCGGCGTAGTGCTCAGAGCCGTTGTTCACGTACTGTTTGAGCTTGTTGTTCTCCGCCACCATGTGCTGTGCAAGACGCTCCAGCTCTTGTTTCTCACGCAACAACGCTTCCTTGGCCCGGCGCTCGTCGTGACGGGCATGGGTCAAGTCCTTGATGCGCTTCTTGACGTTGTCAGAGTAGCTTTCGATTTCTTCGTCCGTGGGGTCCGCCACTTCACGGTCCAGCGGCTTGCGGCCACGGTCGCGCTCAGGGGTGTCGTCTACGACTTCAATCTCGATTTCCGTGTCACCGGCATCGAGGTCAACCGTCTGGCCTTGGGATTCGTCCTGTTCGTCAGGGAACTTAAATGCTTCTGCCATTTCTACTCCTTCAAGCGCGGGTCAGTCCGCGAGGGTCTTGCACAACAGCGTCCACCTGATCGTCATTGATGAGGCGAAACTCTTTTCCAAAAATCTTGAACCGGGTGCCTGTGTAGGTCCGAACAAGGATGAAGTCGCCTTCTTTGCACCACGCGCCGTTGGGGAACTTCGCTTGGTCTTTGTAGGCGTCTGCGCCGACACGCAAAACAAAAAGAACCGTTGTGGCATGTTCTTCCTGACGCATGGTGGCGGTGTCTCTGACCAGATCAAGGGACGTGCCCGCGATCTTCTCATCGACTTCTGGCACAACACACAGAATCTTCCAACCTGTTGGGGTCGGGAGCGCACTGGCTTTTGTGTCGTTGTCTGCATCTTCGTCGGGCTTGTCGACCGGCTGGATGTGGCTGGGCAAGGAAATGCCCGGGGGCAGAATGATTTCACTCATCTGATTGCTCTACTTTCTTCGCAAGGTCTAGGAGATGACGCTCTGCGGTCGCAAGACCTTGAATGATTCCGCAGAGTTTTTGGTATTCGTCAAAGTTGCGGCATGCCCCACCCGCCAAGTCGTCGGCGTAGTTGTTCATGTCGGTGCGTATTTGGTCGCGCAATACGCGTGCGAAGTCTTGTATCATTTCTGCTTACTTTCCTTTTCGTGAGTTGGCCAATATCTGCGCCGCTTGCAACGCAGCCTGTGCTTTGTTCTTTGCGATGTCAGCTTGGGCCATCATGGCCGACAGCGCCACTTCCACTTCTGGCGGCAACTTCTCGTCTTCGGGCGGCAAGGGCATGCCCAACTGTTGCTCAATCTGCTGGCGGTACGCAAAGCCTACGTGCTCCGCAATGTGCGCCATCATGGCTGCTTGGATCATCGGAGCCTTGGGGTTTTGGCCAATCAGCGCCATGATGGTCGGGTCTTGCATCGGTGCGGTGTGCACAGCAATGTGGGCTTTGTGATCTTGGTACAAAAAGGCTTTGACCGGCTTGCCTTTGAGCACCGCCTGATTCTCAGACACGGGGTCCTTGGGCTTCATGTCGTCTTCGATTGGCACGAGCTTCTCGGCGTTCTTGATGCCCAGCACGTCCAGCATGCCCCGGTGCAGGGCAGGCAGGTCGTAAATGTCCGGTGCCATCTGGGCCATCTGGATCACAGCTTGATACTGCACAACACGCTGGCTGAGCGTGGCGGCGTTCGGGTCGCTGACAGGCAGGATGTCCACATGCTGGTAGTCCGAAGCCTTGGCCTTGGGGCCCTCTTCGCCATCGGGCTCGTAGGTGTACTCGTCGTCTGTGTAGTCGCGGATGATCGCGGCCAGCAACTGCAGCTCTTCTTTCAGGGAGTAGTGCACACGCGCCTGAACGGCCGTCATCACTTTGAGCTGGCGCTCAAGGATAGCCAGTGTGGAGCCCACAGGAGCGTTGGCCCCCATGTCCGCCACCTTCATGTCGGCCGTCGCGGCGAAGCGGCGACCTTCATCGACCACTGTGCCCAAGAGCTGGAACAGCGTCTGGCTTGGCTCCTTGTACGGCAGCGGCATGATGTTGTCACGGATCGCGCCCGAGCCAACGTCCACGTCACGGAACTCACCCGGAGCGATCGGGGTGTCGTCACCCTTGATGCGCAGGCCGCGTGTCTTCAGACCGCCGGGCAAGTTGCTCAGCGTACCGGCGTCGATCAACTGACGCATCAAGCTGGTGGCCGACTTGGCGAAGCCGCCGATCAGGTGGAACAGACCGAAGCCGTAGGCACCAAAACCGGGGATGTACTGGTAGTGAACGAAGTGCTGGCGCTTGAGCTTGAGCTCGTCGTCCTCGTTCCAGTTGCGGCGCACGGACAAGATGGTGTTGGTGCCACGGATCATGGTGACCACGTACGGCAGCGCAATCTCAGACTCGTCTTCGCACAGCGGGTCGCCCTTGAGGTACAGGTCCACATGGGACTCGTACAGCGTAAAGCGGTCGTCGTTCAGATCGCTGAAGCCGGTCTCTTTGTCCTTGGCCTTGTTGATCTCGCTGATGGCTTTGTCCGGGTCACCGATCTCCACGTCACGGTAGAAGCCAGCTTCTTGCAGCTTGATGATCTCGTTCTTCGTCTTGCGCATCTGGTGCGTCAGGCGGTAGCAAGTCTGGATGTTGGACGTGCCGTAGGGCAGCAGGATGTCCTCGGCCGGGATGAAGATCGACACTTGGCGGTCAAGGCTTGGGTCGAAGTAGACCTTCTTGAACGCGGAGCCTGTGGCGGGGAGCGACCACAGCATGCGCTCGTGCTCAGCGCGGAACTCCTTCATCACCTCCGTGAGCTGGAAGTTCATGTCAGCCTCGACACGCAGCGCGGCTTCTTTCTTCTGCGGGGTCTCTTTGCCAATGATCTTGGTGCGCACAGGTCCGGCAGCAGGGAACGTCTCGGTGATCGTTTCTGACTGGAACCTGACAACCGCTTCTGTGATCATGGGGTGGAACACGCCACTGGCACCGTTCCACGGCTCCGTGCGCTCCTCCATGTTCAAGCCCAAGAGCTTGAGGCCCTCGGTGTACGCCTTCTCCCAGTCCTTGCGGCTGTTGCGGTCGTTGTCGATGTCACCGGCCAACTCGCCTGCAAGGGTCTGCAGCTCGCCGTCGTCAAGGAACTCGGCCAAGTTGGCGTCGAAGTCGTCGATGGTGGGCTCACCCGGCTCGATCTCGATCTCCATGTCACCGACCTTGATGCTCACCTCTTCGGGGTCAACGATCTCAATTTCGATGGGGTCGATGTCTTCCGCCAAGTCCTCAAGACCTCGGGGTTGCTGAAACATTGCTTTGTCAAAATTTGTAGCCATGGGGCATCCTTAATAGTACGCAGCCTTGCGTGCTTGGTAGTAACGGTCGTCTTTCTCGTCCGAGTCCAGCGCGATGAAGCCGCCTTGCCGGAACCGCAAAAGTGCTTGGGTGGTCGTGTCCACGAAGTCATCGTGCTCCCCAACGGGGAACGCCGCCATTTCCTCGATCACTTCCCGGGCCCAGCGCGTGTCGGGTGCCCAGACTTTACCCGAACTGAACAAATCCGCAACCGCGTTAAGGCGCACCAGCTTGTCGTTGCCCCGGCTGGGGCTGAATTCTTGGACCGGTATGCCCATGGCCCGCAGCTCTTGGATCAGCGGCGCACCGGCCGCTTTCTTTTCCACGATGAACGCGTCTGGGTCCCACTCTTTCCAATGCTTGAGCGCCACTTGCTTGAGCTCCGGGAAGGCCATGCGGTCCTTGAATGCGTCCAGCAGGATGACCTGCGGCGAGTCGTTTTCTTCCTCGTTGTAGAACACGCCCCACGTCGTGCAGGCGCTGTAGTCGGAGTTGTTCTTCACTTCAAAGGCCGTGTCCCAGCTCTGGATGATGTAGTCGCAGCGTGGCGGCTCGTCCTGCTCCCATATGCGCCACATCTTGCGGCTCACGATGGCCGAGTTCTCGGCGGTGGGCTGCTGCATGTACTGGGCGTTCCAATACTTAGGGTCCAGCGCGGCCTTGGTGGACTTGAGGGTGGCCAGCGGCCATTGCTCGGGCCAAAGCGACTTCTCGTTCTCCGCACCCTCGTGCAAGATGGCCGGAAGCTCCACGATTTCCCACGGCTCGGCCTCTGGGTTCTTGGACTGGTAGCTGATCAAGCGCCCGGTCAGGTCCAGCAAGGACCAGCGCGTCATGACCACGATGATCCCCCCGCCCGGCATCAGTCGCTGGAGCGGGCCCGTCTGGAACCAAGACCACGCAGTGTCGAAAGCCAACCGTGAGTTGGTCTTAACGTCCTGCTCCGAGTGGGGATCGTCAATAACGAACAGATCAGCACCACGACCAGCAAGAGCGCCGCCGACACCAGCAGCATAGTACTGACCACCAGCGCTTGTAGACCATTTACCAGCAGCCTTTTGGTCGTCGGCCACCATTGTTTGGGGGAAAATCTCACGGTACTCCTCTGTGTCGATCAAGTTTCGGATGCGACGGCCGAAGTCTTCGGACAAACCGGCCGTGTGCGTCCCCATGATGATCTTCTTTTGGGGGTACTTGCCTAAAAAATAGGCAGGAAACAGGTATGAGCTGAACTCGGACTTGCCCATACGCGGCGCGATGTTGATGATGACGCGCTTTTTGCGCCCCTCGATCACGTCCGTGAAGATTTTGGCCAGCTTTCGGTGGTGCGGCCCGATTTTGAACCCCGGATAGACGGCCGCAGCGAACCCCAGCATGTTGTCTTGGGCAGCGGCCAGCCGGGCGCGGGACTCGCGCAGCTCCAAATCGTCCAGCAGCTCCATCTTTTCTTGGACGGACATCGTCGGCAAAGCGCGTTGCAGCGCTTCCAACTCACGCTTTGTCAGCGTTGTCAGCTTGGACAGGTTCATCTGGTGTCAGCGTGTATGAAGAGCCGTTTTCGGGAATGTCGTCCGGGGTTGTGGAGACGTCAATGACGTCGATCACACCCATGAACTTGTTGAGCTTGTCCTTGATGCGCTGCTCAACCTCGGCGTCGGTCATGACGGTCTGCTTGACCTCTACCTTGTCAGTGAACAGCCCCACTTCCGTGACTTTGCCCAGCAGGCCCAGCGCTTTGAGCCGGATGTTGGGGTTGGGGCTCTCGCACTCTTCAAGGATTTTGGCCACGGCGTACCCGCGCAGCTCCTTGGCTTGGTTGACGAACTCCCAGTCGTACGCGGTGAGCATGCCCACCAAGTGCTGTACCGCCTTGGGCGTCTGTATGTTAGTGAGCGCTGACTGAATGGATGCTGGCGTGGAGCCGGTTGTCAGTGTGGCGAAAGCTGCCCGGGCCGTTTGCGTTTCGGCTTCCGTCTTGACCTTGTCGTCATCCAGCCCCAAGTCCTTGAGCCAGTCGGCCGTTGCAACCTTGGCGTCAATCGTCTGTGCTGGCGTGGCCTTGGCCATCGGCACGAAGTCATCCGGCATCTCTTGAAAGATGACGGGGTCCAGATCGGTTGAAATGAGGTGGTCCAGCATTTGTCCTTACGGTTGGCGGGTTGCAGTCCCGGTGTGCAAAGTGTACACTCACATTGGCAGTGCTGCAATCTTTTGATTTATGCATTTGCTTCTCCTTGGGTCAAGACCCATTCAACCCCCCGCGTCGCAAGGCCCGGGGGGTTTTTTTCGTCCTCGAGATTCTTACAATTTTTATAAAATTTTTGGGCACTGCTACATGGCTTGGTGGGGGTACGGTGGGGTCTTAGGTATGCCATTCTCCCCTGCCTGTAATGCTTAGAAATACCCCCTTCCATACAATAGAGGCATCGGTTAGGGAATGGTTCTCTAGCCGATCGGGGACAAGGTGTCCCCATTCAAGGAGTCTTTCATGTCTACACGTTCCACAGTTCACGCCGTTATCACTGCCGCCTTCGCCTACGGTGAGGGCATCGCAGACCTTCAGAAGGCATTCAAGGGCCAGACCGCCGAGGCCGTCCGTGCCGCCTTGTTGCCTGACGTGGCCAGCTTCCCCAAGTACGCCGTGCCGCTGGTTGACGGTGCTGGCAAGGCCACAGGCACCAAGGTGCTCGACAAGACCCATGCCAACTACGAAGCCTGCCGCAAAGCCTTGGGCCGTTTGGTGAGCGCCATCGCTGGCAAGTCGAACAACACCACCGAAGAGATCGAGATTCCCGCTGAGTTGCTCGCCGCCGCCGCGAAGCTGGTCAAGTTGGCGCAGGAGTACGAGGGCGCTCGCTCGTTGGCATCCAAAGCGCTGGCTCAAGCCTTCGCTAAGTGATCGGGGACAAGTTGTCCCTGTTTTTCTGTGGCGGTGTCAGCAGGAGCTGGCCCCGCTGTTTCAATTCCTGTCAAACCCTTGGAGATTCCCATGCGTACCTTCACCCAGCAACTCATCCTCAACATCCAGCGCACCCAAATGCTTGCCGAGTGCGACGCCCTCATCGAAGACCGTGACTACTTTGACATCGACTCGCGTGAGTCTGTGCTCGACCAGTACAACGCTGACTTCCCCATCCACAACTGAAAGGCCCATCATGCGCAACCTCACCAACCCCATCGTGTCCGAGCAGGGCACAGTCGAAGTCCGTGGTCAGGCGTACCACCTGCAAACCATCAGCTACGGCTCACGCCACCACATCCACGTCTTCCGCAAGGCAGAGCTCAACAGGCACGGGCTCGTCTTCACCAGCCAGCGTGAGTACGAGATGTGGAAGACCCAGCTCGGGGCACAGCGTGAACTGTTCTGAGCACCGGGAACGGGGACAGCATGTCCCCGTTATGCAATCCATGCATAAAGTTGCTTAAAAAAGAGGCAATTTTTTTGAGTCCAACATTATTGAAGGCATTCACTCTGACAGACAGCCGCAAACCCGCATGGATACTAGCGTTCGGCAAGTTGGTCACACCTAATATATATATAAATATATTATAGATAGATAGATATATATCTCTCTATACGTCCACGTTTCCGGAGCCAAGCAAAGACGTACTTTAAGGGTTTGGGGTTAGCACTATCCCCACAGATATATTAGTTGTGACACAAACGTGGAAAGCCACGTGTTTATTGGGCTCGCGACCGTCCTGAGAAAATGACCGCCTTCTATATTCTTGGACACACAAAAGATTATGGTGGACACAAAGAGATTCTGCGTGCACACTACTCACATCGGGGACATGGTGTCCCCGTTCAACACCACAGGAGTTCACATGGTTCAGCCACGCATTGCAACCAACGGGTTCAAGAGGTTCACCCTCGCCCAGATACGCACCATCCTTGAAGGCTACGGGTACGACCCCGAGCAGGTCGAGGAGAAGGTCAAGACCATCGCCAAAGAGCGGGCCGCACTGAAGGGGCTCAAGCTCAAGCAGACACGCTCGGTCACGTACTGGCGCTACCTTCGTACCCCACTCAAGCGAGAGATCGAGATCGCCAAGTCGTCGCTGGACTACATCAAGCGCAAGGAGATTCGGGGCGAAGCGCTGGAGGACGCTGATGTGGCCCGGCGTGAGGCGTACGAGGCATACACCGTGGTGCTGTCCCGTCTGCTGTCGCAGTTCGATGTGTTCGTGGAGTTGAATCCCTCGATGACGCCCACGCAGGTGCTCAAGCAGGAGCAAGACCGGGGCAAGTGGAAGTTCGTCACCAAGGGTGAGCACTGGGCTGACTGGGTGCCGGTCAAGGCGAGGGCTCCGGTGCTGGAGTTGTTCGCCGCTGTGCCGTACCGCAAGCAGGCCAAGACCAAGGTGCCGTTCGAGCGCAAGATTCCCAAGGGTTCGCAACGCAGTCGGCGCACGATGCTGGAGGAGGCAATGGCCAAGGAGTTGGAGACCTTGCAGGCCAAGCATGTGGCGTACGAGCCCAGCACCGGGATGTCAGACGCCTTGCTGGAGGAGTTGCAGACCCAGCGTGACCGGATCGGCCACAAGATACGCCAGATCAAGCGAGCGCAGGCTCGACTGCACGAGAAGCGAGACAACACCCCATTCCCCATCACATGGCATGGGTTACTGAACGACGAGGAGATTGGCGATGAGTAAAGACCCGGTTGTTTTTTACAAGAAGTTCCGCAAGGCGGGCAAGGGCGGCTCCTATCGGGAGATGGAGTGGGCGCTCAGATACAAGGGTGTGCCTGAGCCGCACATCATTCTGGTACTGGCCTGTATCCGGGCACATCGGGAGGAGGCGGCACGCTTCAACCTGAGCGAGAAAAGCAGGGAGCGAATGCTGTTGGCCCTGCGAAATACGGCGAAAGAATGAACGGGGACAAGTTGTCCCCAATCGGTTGGTGTGCGTTGCGGGGCCGCACACCATGCCGCATATACCCTGCCCCCAAGGAGAAAGCAAATGAGTGGATTCAACGAGTATGTGGTGGTCATCGAGACCGCTGGCGATGGGGAAATTGACCGCGAGTACTTTGAGTACAACGCCCTGAGTTCAAGCGAGGCGCAAGCCTACGCATTCGACGATCTTGCCGACAACCAGCGTGTGGTGTCGGTGTGGCAACGTGTTCTTTAAGGAGAAAGCAAATGACAACTTACATCGACATGACAGAGACCATGATCAAACACAAGCAACCCACCTTTCATTACCTGTGCGTCAACGCATTCGGCTGGCGCTCGGGTGATGACCTGCACGACCTCATGAAGGCGATGGACAAAGAGAAGCACACCTACTGGGTGTGGTACGTGCCCGGCGAGTCGGCCGCTAACTATGCGATCAGCTTCTACCAACCCCAAGTCGAGGGCAGTTTCGTGCTGGCCCAAGTCGAGAAGAAACAACGCAAGTAACGGGGACAACCTGTCCCCGATCCCGTGGGCACTGCGGCTCAGTGCCTTTCCCTATCAACTTTCTTTTTCCCTTTTATTTTCTTTCAAACCAAGGAGATTTCCCCATGTCTACATTTTCCAAGCAAGTGGCCAACGCCGTGCGTACAAACCGTGCAGAGGTCAAACGCCTAGCCCTCAAAGCCAACCTGCTCAAACACCCAGAGGTCAAGAGTGCCTTCGAGATGCTCCCACCCAAAGTGCGCAAGGATGCAACGCTGGCCATGTCCGTCTTCAGCAACAGCGTGTTCATCAACCTGCACGTGTTCGACCTCGACTCATTCAAAGACAAGCGCTTCACCAACCTGCTCGAACGCTTCATCGACTGGGAGACCACGACGGCCGACTACACCTACAGCCTGCCCAACAAGGACGTGCGCTTCGATAAGCGGTGCTACGACGACAAGGTGGGCGACTTCACCATCAGCGTGCAGATCATGGCGTATGTGAAACCAGACAGCCCACTGTGCCGCATCGTGACCACGGGCTTCACGGAAGAAGTAGTTCGTAAGGAAGTCAAGCAGATCGTCTGCGCGTGAGCGTAACCGGAGGAACTCCGGTGAACGCCTAATCAACCAACAACGGGGACGCTGTGTCCCCGTTCAACCAAGGAGAAGAAGCATGGTGTATTTACTGATGGGGTTTGACGAGAACAACGTAGTGCAACTGCTGACACGGCGCATCTTCACGGACATAGCCCACGTCGAGCACTACCGAGACACAGTGAACCCAAGCTGGAAACCGTTCATCGCCCATGTAAACGAGGCGGCATTCAACCAAGCAATCAACCAAGGAGAAGAAGCATGAAACTCAACGTCTACAACGACCCCGGCCACGGCTGGGTTGCAATCAAACGCTCTGTCCTCATCAAGCTGGGCATCGAGCACAAGATCACGTCATACAGCTACCAGCGTGGGCAGACCGTCTATCTCGAGGAGGACTGCGATGCATCCACGCTCATCAGCGCGGCGCGTGATGCCGGTATTACCTTCGGGTTTGTGCACAAGCACACCGACAAACGCAGCCCCATCCGCAGCTACGACTATTTCAAACCAACCACAGGAGCATCAGCATGATCGAGATGATTGAACCCACAGTTCCCGCAACCCCAGAGCAACCCGCAGTAACAACCCACCAAGGAGTATTCATGGACAACTACCAAGCCCCCAACCTCGTCGGCATCATCATGCAGGCGCTCGAGTCACACATCACTGCGCTTGTCGACAAGCGGTTCAACGAGCGTATGGCTGACATGCCTGCGCCAGACATGGACGAGATCAAAGACGAGATCACCGAAGCCATCGACGAGAAGATGAGCGAGATCAAGGACGAGATCAACGACATGATCGACGAGAAGATCAGCGACCACACATCCGAGTATGACCACGACGAGTACGACCAGACAGTGCGCACAGTCGATGACGCTGGGCTTGATGACCTCGAGGACAAGATCAGAGACGTCCTGCGCAACTCGTCCTTCACCATCAACCTGTAATCAATTCACCGTGGCCACTGCGGTTCAGTGGCAAACCTTAAACCCAATGGAGATTTTT